GTGCCGTTGACCGACACCCAGTGCAAGAAGGCCGCGCCAGCCGAGCGCGATTACAAGCTCTCCGACGCCGGCGGGCTCTACCTGTTCGTGACCACCAAGGGGCACAAGTCCTGGCGGCTGAAGTACCGCTTCGCGGACAAGGAGAAGCGGCTGATACTCGGCGCCTATCCGGACATGCCGCTGCGCGACGCGCGCGACGCCCGGGAGGAGGCAAAGCGCCTGCTGCGCGAGCACCGCGACCCGGCGACCGAGCGGCGCAAGCAGAAGATCCTCGCGCACGCCGCGGCCGGCGCGACCTTCAAGGTGGTGGCCGAGCGCTGGTACACCGCGCAGTTGGGCCGCTGGTCGAAGGTGAACGCGACCAAGATCGACCAGGCGCTCAAGCGCGACGTGTTCCCGGAGATCGGCGCGCTGCCACTCAGCGACATCGACGGGCCGACGGTGCTGGCGCTGCTGCGCAAGATCGAGCGCCGCGGCGCTATCGACAGTGCGAAGCGGATCCGCCAGCATATCTCGGCCGTGTTCGGCTACGGGATGGCCGAGGGCTTCTGCGATCGCGACCCGGCCGGTCGGCACCTGGTGAAGGCGATGCTGCCGACGCCGGTGGGCGGCAGCCAGCCGGGCCTCAGCAGTATCGAGGAGATCCGGCAGCTCCACGCGAAGATCGACGCATCGACCGGTGGCCCGCTGACAAAGCTGGCGTCGCGCCTGCTCGGGCTCACCTTCGTGCGGCCGGGCCTGGTGCCGACCGCGCGCTGGACTGAGTTCGAGGGCATCGACTGGACAGACCCGAGCGGGGGAGGGGACAGCTTCGAGCCGATCTGGCGGATCAGCGCCGACCGCATGAAGCTAGAGCTGGAGAACAAGGCCGACGAGGCGTTCGAGCACATCGTGCCACTGCCCGCCCAAGCCGTCGACGTGCTACGGGCGGTGTACACGCTCAGCGGCTGCTTCCCCTACCTCTTCCACAGCGTGCGCTCGACGCACCAGCCGATGTCGAACAACACGATCGGCTATCGCTACAACCAGTGCGGCTATCGTGGCCGGCACGTCCCCCACGGCTGGCGTACCGCGTTCTCGACGATCATGAACGAGCGTGCGACGCAGCTTGGGCTTGAGGGCGATCGCCCGATCATCGATGCCATGCTCTCCCATAAGCCGAAAGGGGTGTCCGCCGCAGAGATGGCGTACAACCGTGCCCGGCACATGTCTCGGCGGTGGGAGCTGGCGCGCTGGTGGGCCGACCAAACCCTCTCAGATCTGCCCGCCGCCAGAATGTTACTCGTAGGTTTCTCACGCGCAGGGTGAACAGCCGAGCTCAGCACGCCCCGGAAATCAAGTACTTGGCCAAGGTGCTGCGGGAGATCCTCCGTTATCCATCACTCTGAAACACCATCGACGTTGGAACAATCATCGAACGCCATTGCGTTCCGAGGGGTTAGTGTGTATGGTGATTCGCATGGACCAGAACCCTGTAATAGCTGCGATCCAAAGCCAGCTTGCTGCACTCACTAATGAGCGTGAGCGTTTGATGGCCCGTGTGCGTGAGATTGATGAGAATCTTGGGAAGGTAGTTCGGAATTTGGGGCTCGAACCGGAAAAGCTGGTCGCCTCCCATTCCGATCTACCTCGCCTTGCGAAGCCGGATGCCAGGAGCAACGGCACAATGGCTGCTAAGATGCTCGAGATTTTGATGGCCGCTGACCACGGATATTCCAGAAGCGAGATGAAGGACGCGTTGTCAGCGGCGTCCCCGCTTTTTCGATCGCAGATCGAGAAGAACGTCAACACATTCTACAACAACGTGAGCCGCTACCTTAAGGCCGGTAAAATAGTGGACGTGGAGGGCTATCTCTACCACGCTTTGCGTGCGCCGTCCGACGACACATCAGAGGACGATGGGGCGGATAACGGAGTTGTGCGGCTGGTGCCGCGAGAGAGCAGATTGGATCTAGGAAATTGAAACGGGGCCGGACGCTTCCACGGCAATCGCGACCCCGTCTCATATTGCACTAACTAGGAAGGAGACCACTGATGCGGCCGCCATAGTACAGCTTTCGAGCCAATAGGGGGAAACAGGTCTGCAACACCTGCCAACCTCTCAGCGTAAGCAGTCGCCAACATCATATTACGTACTGCAGCCGGGGCCCGTGCGGTTCCCGGTTGCTTTGTATGTATCAGATCTAGAACAAATTGCAATCGCCGAAGCCGTTGATGGCCTCGGAGATGAGCTGCTTCGCTGCAAACGGAAGACCTGCCTTAAGCCTCACGATTGGTGGAAAATGGCCGTAGCGGAGCTGGATATCTCGTCGCATTCCGTCGTCGAAGCGAGGACACTAAGCGCGCAAGTCATGCGGCCGCGGTCCAGCACATCGGATTGGCCATCCACTCGCGCAGATCACTCTCACGCCAGCCAACCGCATTGGCACCGAGCCTTACGCTCTTTGGGAACTCGCCGCGTGCCATCTTCCGGTAGATCGTCTTCCCCGACAGTCCTGTGCGGGCCTCGACCTCCCGTAGGCGTACGAACGCTGCGACAGGCGCTGGTGTCGTGCTAGGGTAGCTAGCTGCGAGCGTACTTTTGGAGACACGGCGGTCAGGCATGAAGGACCTCGACTGGGATCAGGACGCGGGCTTGTCGCGATCGGTGCTCGGCGACGGATGGCCTCTTCCGATGGGCGAGGACGTCGCCCAAGGCACTCTCTACGATATGGTGAGCCGCTATCTCGAGTTTCCCGAAGCTCAGAGGTCCATGATGACGATCACGATCGACGGTGGCTTTCACCTGGATGGGGTCGAGATCGAATATCTTGCCGAGCGTCGTCAGCGAGAGCGACCGCCTTCCATTTAGCGAGCCGCAGGGCGCCATGTTGTAGCGGCGCCAGCGGCGGGCTTCTCCGGCTGAAGATGTTGCGCTAACTTGTTGAGCAAGGAGGAGGCGCGATGCGACCTCGATCCAGCCGGGTGCGCAATTGCTATGCGGTGCGGAGCGATCGGGCATGAATGACCTCTTCTGGAAGCTTAAAGCGGAGCTTTCGCGAACCATCATTTTCGACGGATTGGGCGGCTGGCCCTTCTCGATGGGTGATGACATCGCGAAAGGCACCGTCGCGGAGATGTTGGACAAGTATCTTGAATTCCCCGAGGAGGAGCGCTCGCGGATGATGATCACGACCGCCAGTGGCTTCCGTCTTGAAGGCGAAGAAATCGACGCGCTCGTGGCGCGACGTCGCCGAGAAATGCCCCCGAGCGAGGGCTGAGGGGCAGGTGCCCAGGCGGTACCTTTGCCAGTAGCGGTCCCACCTGGTAGCCGCGCCGGCTGCCATCACCGCACACGACAGGTCGCGACCGTCCGGCAGGCGGCAGCGGGCGACGATGCGGTTGTAGCTGGGCTCTAATGCTTGACAGCTCAGCTTGCGGCGCAGCACCAACGCCGACACCATCCGCTGGCTCGCCCGTGCTCGCGCGTCGCTGCAGACGTACCCGGCGCGGCGTTGGCGGCACGGCTCGGCGGACTCTAAGTCAGGCGCCTGGACGCCGGCGATGCGGACCTTCGGCCCCTCCGCGCACCAAAGCGGCCCGTCCCCATCATGAACGCGGGTGACCGTACAGGAGAACGTTTGCGGCGAACCGAGGCCGACTAGTAAAAACACGATATCGATCATGATCATGGGTTAGCCGATTGAAGCGCGATCAGCGTTAGCCGAGGGTCGGGCTTTGAGCAGATCGCAGCACAGTGCAGATGAAATTCGCGATGAGCTGGAGCGGGTTGCCGCCAGCCTGAGCGCGAACGATGAGGATCTCGACCTTGATTTCCGACGGCCATTCTTGGCCGGTCCGCACTGGCCCTTCGCGCACAACTGGGACGTTCGCGTCGCGGTGCCTGACGGCTTGGAGGACCTCGCATTCCGAGTGATCGATGAAGTCGCCACCCGCTGGAATCTGGAAGAGAAATGAACGGGCCCGATGTCCATCGGCTGAGCGCCGGCACCGTCACCTTTCAAATGCCCCTCCACCGGCCGGCTTGGTCGTACGACCACGAGGCGCTCGACCGGCTTGTCGATGTCGAGGTGGAGGTGCGCGCACTGCTGCGATTGAGCAGCTCGGCCTCCGGCACGTACGTCACGAAGCCTACGCTGGCGGGTAACCGGCAGTTGGTCGAGCAAGTCGCACGGCGCATTATCGATCGAGAAGGGCCCAGCTTCGTTCAGCCCGTCCGAGTGACAGCGAAGGACGTCTAACTGCGCCGCGCCTCTTGGAGCAGGGATAAGCAAACTCGCTTTAGAATTGCACAGGGTGGAATAGTCATACGACGACTTAAGCGATTCCCCTAAGTTCATCTGATTTGCAGAACGCGCGATAGCCATCTCATGCGTAACAGTAGTGGGGTTGCCGTGGGGATTGTCGCTTTTCAGATGCCGTTGACGAGAGCTCGATGGTTCTATGAGAATCAGGATGCTAGCCGAAATGTGGATGTGGAAGTTGACCTCGCTGCGCTGGAGAGGCTGAATCAATCGAGCATCGGTGATGCGCCGCCCTCTGCGATCTTCGCCGCTAACCGAGCCGCAATCGAGCGCGCTGCCCGCAACATCATCGACCGCGAGGGGCCGAATTTCGCCGAACCCATCCAGGTCACCGCCAAAGACGTATAGCCCCGCCACTGTTTGGGCGCGCTGCATAGGTGGTGGTACCGGACGGCCTCGGCGCCCGGTACCGTTGCGACCCGTTCCGCAAGTTTGGAGTTTGCCGAGGCACGGGGGTATGGCTACTGCGCGCCGGCGGGGGTGAGCATCGCCGGCGCGAGGAGCAGGTAGCTCGAATTTTAGACGACGCGGCAACACGATAACCACATCACGCTGCCTTGCGGTGGATGAGAATAATGTTGCGCTCGCCATCGTCAGGGTCGTCACCAGCTTCAGCCGACGTCCAACGGCCGCAGAAGCGGCTCTCATGCGTTTCGGGGTACATCGGCACCGGAAAGCGTCCGGCGCCTTGAACCACCACGGGCGGATTGATCTGGCAGACGCCAAGTTCAGGGCCCGCAGATGGATCGCGGACGGCATTTGCCAGCTTTGGCCCCGAGCGCGTCCACCAGGCGCAGGTGGCACAAACTCGATCGCAGCTCATTGCGGTGCTCCAGAAGGACCGGCGCCTCGCTTGTGCTCGGCATAGCGCTGTGCCTGATCGGTCAAAGCGATCTTCGGGTCGGCGACAAATTCGCCGCACTGCTGATCGGTGTGCACCTCGGGAAAAACTGAGGAGACCGTCACCCCGCCGACTTCAGACCACGTGGGATTGAAGACCTTGGGCGGATAGCGCCGGCAGATGCCAATGCGCGCAGGGGCCGCTTTCGGCTCAGCCGTGGCGTCCGGGACGCCGCGACCGAGAAAGTGCGTGCAGGTCCCGCAGCTCATGCGAGCACCATCGAGCGCTGCTCAGCGCCCTGCTGTGAGAGATCGATGCCGCCGATGCGGGCCAGATCCTCGATGCAATCCCAAAGCAATTGCTCGTTCGCATCGCTATGGCTCCGGATCCCATTGACGAACTCGGGGTCAGTAGGATCCACAACCACCAGATCCGACCAAGACTGACATGCGATGTGCTGGAATGCAACGCGGAGCTTCGCGACCACGCCCTCAATCGTTCGAGCTCGAGCAGCATGAACCTCGTCATCGAATGCGGCGCACATCCGCTCCCAGTCGGGAACGCGATCGTTGAGGTCGTGCCTCATACCTAGCAAATACGACATGCCCTGACGAACACCCGCGAACGCCGCCAAAAGCTGAGCGTCGGGGGAGGCGACGCCCTTGTCGCCGAACGCGAGCGCGCGCACCAGCGGCGAGCGGGAGAGCAAAGCGTCCCGGATCGACAGCGTAACACGGTCGTGAGAGGAGTTGTTACCTTCCAGTTCAGCCCAAGATCGAAGGCCTTTCCCGAGAGGTGCAGCGTCCAATAAGTCGAGGAGATCGAGGAACGTGACGACGTCTTCGTCTGAGGGCGTCTCGCACTTCGTTTCCCGGATGCGATTGACGGCGTCCTGCTCGTGATCGCCGAGCATGATGTAGCCGTCGTCGTCTTCTCCTTGGTACGACCAGTACGCGATAGCGGCATCCAGCCATGCCAAAAAAGCGGCGAGCATACCGGGCGACAGATCGCGACTGGCGATCTCCCGAGCTTCCTCGAAAGTGCATCCTGTGAGGTTCTCAAGCACGGCATCAGCGATGCCGGCGGGCAGGGCTCCGAGCGCTTTGCGGACGCTCACGACGGCGCCCGTCGGTGGCAGCGCTAGAACCGGGGTGCCGAATGCGAGAGGCGTGGAAGCGGTGATCTGACCGTACTGGAACGTCATGTGCTTGCTCCTGCAAGGGTGTCCCGCAGGAGATGAGCGGAGGCTGCGAAGGCGAGCGCGCGATCTGGTCTGCGAGGCCGCGAAAGCGACTGATGCAGAGGTATTGGAAATTTATCATGGTGTCAACACAGGATGATAAATTTCCAATGTCGGTAAAGGTGCTTTCCGCCTTTACAAAGGTGCGATACACCTTTACCGGAAAGCCTATGATCCTCGATTCCTTTACGCGTGCTCAGGTCAGTGAGCTCACAGGGCTGTCCAACGACGTCCTCGCTCACTGGACTAAGGAGGGCATTCTTCGGCCGGCCGACCGGAGCACCGGGACTGGCAAGCATAAGTTCTTCAGGCGCCGCGAGGTTAATAAAGTTGCGATACTGTCTAAGCTTAGAGAGTTCCATTGCTCAATCAGTACCATCCGTTGGTTGAGTGAACGGATTGATCAGGCTTACGCTATACATGATGCCTGCGGAGGAATGGACCCTTACCAACTATATTCGGCTCCATCGATCACGTCATATCTCAAGCGATTCCGATCTGGGTTACCGACTCGCCGCCGCTATCGCTTTTATGATTCAGACAGTGATAGCATAATTTATGCTAAGAGCGAAGAGGAGATCATAAACCGAGAGGATACCGAGCTAAGCGAACAGGAATACGATATATTTAAGCGCATTATATTCGAGCGCTTAGATGATGATGACGCGGAGATTGTCTTGCAGATTGCGGCGGACCTTTCTGAGACGGCCATATCCCATCAGAGTATCAGGAATATATGGCTGCTTTGGCCTGAGTCTGGCGGATGGAAGTTATTCTCTGACACGGATGAGAATCTGTCCGGGCTGAGACTATCTCCGCCTGCCGCTATCTATCTGCACGTGACCCGTGTTGTTCGAGCAGTCTGGGGGATGAAATATACATCTTCGTGGGGCGAGGAGGACCAAAATGGATGAAGAAAATCGATCACCATTGGTAAAATCCTCCCCTTGCTGCCGTTTGTGTATGGCGCGGGAGATGCAGCTTAAATGGTGGACCGCAGAATTTCAGCGCCTGGTTCGGCATCGGCCGCGCTCGCAGGGGTCTCTGTGGTATGACTGGCGCGAAGATTTTCTGGAAGCGCAAGAGCATCTCGCACGGCTTGCGCTAGATACTCCACACGCCGGTCCGTTTTTCTCGGTAGCCCGGGCAGAGCTAGAAGTATCGCGGACGCAATCCTATCCTCGTCTGGTCTCTCAACAATTCTACCCTCAGCCTCATCAAGAAAGAACTCGGACAGGGTGATTCCCACAACTTCCAGCACTAAGCGCAAGTTGCCAATGCTAGGCTCGCTTCCATTGCGCAGATTGGTGAAAAAAGATGTGTTAACACCCGCTCTCGTAGCCCACTCATTGTTCGAGAGATCGTCAGGTCGCGGTAGCTTCATAAGCTTTTCGTAAATCTGAATCGCCCGCCGTGCGGCTACCTCGCGCTTTCCACCTCGCACCTTCATGTTGGAAATATCCCACAGTCGCAGCCATAATCCCATTTGATAAATTTATCATGACGGCCTTGCGACCGTTGGAAATTTATCATAGCTTGTTTGGATGCTGCCTACCGATGCCGACATCCTCGAGCAAATTGAAGCCTTTCTTGAACGGAGCGGCGTCAGTCCGACGCGCTTCGGTATTGCTGCGATTTCCGATGGCGCTCTCGTCGGCCAGCTAAGGCGAGGCACGAGGTCGCTTACGCTGAAAACGGCACGTAGAATCGCAGACTACATGTCCGAGAATCACCACTTGGATGGGGCTCGAGCGGATCTCAATCATTGCTCGCCACATCCCGCCGCAGCACGAACACGAGCCCGAGCATGAGCGTCTGCGGTTCTCCGTACAGCACCTGCGAGAAGCCGTCCTCAAGCTGGTCGAGGAAGTGATGGACCGCTTCGTTCGGCAGCTGCGCCGCTCGCATCGAGTCCACAATTGCCCCCATGACCACGCCAATCGCGCTGATCGTGAGGAAGCCCATGTTCCGCGCTTTTCTGTCTTTCGTCATGCTCCTGGAGTTATTCGATGAATGCACCGTACATCCACGGGCGCCGACGGACTCTGACCGCGTCTGGCGCGATTGACGCTCAGAACAAGATCCTCACCGCCATCAAGGAAGAGGATGGCGCGACCTGGATCGACATCGGTCGCGCGCTCGGCAAGTCGGATGACCGCGCGGCTGCCTATGGCAACACCGCGTCCGCGATCGATCTGCCCACGTTCCTCGCCGGCTGCCATGAATGGGGAGCTCGCTTCGCCGATCCGCTGCTCGCCCTGGTCGGAGGCAAATGGGCTGACGTCGGCGCGTACTGCACCAGCGACGAGAAGGCGGCGTTGACGCTTGCCTCTCTGCTGCCGGCCATCATCGAGGTTGAGGCGGACGGCCGGACAGAGCCGCGCGAGTTGCTACCCCACGAGGCGCTGATCCGCCGCGTCCACGCGCTCACTTCGGCCTGGCTGGAGATGATTGCGGCTGAGCGGGGCCGCGGGTGACTGCCCGTCGCACCACACAATCAACTCGACGGCTGTCCGGCCGGTTGAGCCCGGCCGACTTCGACCGGCTGATCAGCGACGCCCTTGGACGGCACAACCTTTCCGACATCATCGGACGGCACACGAAACTAAAGCGTCGGGGCGCGCGCGAGCTGGTCGGGCTATGTCCCTTCCACCAAGAGCGCTCCCCCAGCTTCGAAGTGAATGACGGGAAGGGGACGTATCATTGCTGGGGCTGCGGTGCCGCTGGCAACGCGCTCCAATTCCTCCAGCACAAGGAAGGATTGTCATTTCGCGACGCTTTCGAGGCTCTATCTGGCGACCGCTTCCCGGTCATCTCTGATGAGGAACGCGCGAAACGGAAGGCCGAGGACGCGGCTGCTCGCGCTGCAGCGATCGCCGAAGCTCGCGCGCTTTGGAAAACGACGGCGCCAACCGTCAACACACCTGCTGAGCGCTATCTGCGATCCCGTGGGATCACCGCCGCTATGCCACCGTCGATCCGCTTCGGGCGCGTCCCGCTGAGCCGTGATCGAGATACGGGAGAATGGCGCGAGCGGATGCCTGCGATCGTTGGCGCGATCACCATGGCCGGCGAGCTTGTAGCGATTCAACGGATCTTCCTGCAAGACGACGGCAGCGACAAGCGCTGGCGCAAGCCGCGCAAGTCTAAGTTCAGCCTCGGACGTCTGCTCGGAGGCGCGCTGCGGCTTGACCACGGCATCGGCGGCTCGGAGATCATCATCACCGAGGGGCCGGAAGACGCGCTCACCCTTATGCAGGAGATGCCCGGCCGCCGCGTGTGGGCCGCGCTGGGCACCGACCTGATGCCGTCTGTCGAGTTCCCGCCAGAGGTGGATAGCATCGTCATCGCCGGGCAGAACGACACCGCCGGTCGCGCTGCCGTGGAGCGTGCGGGCGAGGCGCTTCTGAGCCGCGGCTACGCCGTTCGAGACACCTATCCGCATCCAGACTTCAAGGACTGGAACGACCAGCTGCGGGGGATCCGGCAATGAGCGGCATTCACGCGCAGTTCGCCCAGGCAGAAAGCATCAACCCGCTCGCCAACCCGGAGGCTGAAATCAGCCTGCTGAGCGATCTGATCGCCAGCAACAAGCTCATCGATCCGGCAGCGGACAAGCTGCGGCCGGTCGACTTCTCCGTCCCGCTTCATGGCCTCGTGTTCGGACGCATGGCTGAGCAGGCGGCGAAGGGCAAAGCGGTCGATGCGATCACGATTGCCCCGTCCGTTCAGGAGGATGAGGGCTGGCCCAAGCTCCAGCGCGTGTTGGCCGCTGCGCATCTGAACGCGGGGCCGCCTGCGCGGACAAAGACGTACTTAGAGCAGATCATTGACCTGGCGCGCCGCCGGCGAGCTGTTGATGGCCTGCAGGACGTGATCCATTCCCTGCGCACGCCGGGCGGTGAACTCGACGAGCTTGTTGTCCAGGCTGACGAAGCCGTGGCGGAGCTTGCTGACGAAACTGCCGAGATCGAGCAGGCGTCCGCTGGCGACCATGCTCAGAGTGTCATCGAGAGCTTCGGCAAGCCCATCGTTGGAGTCCGCTGCGGCGTCATTGGCTCCCTGGACGATGTCATGGGCCCGCTGCGTCCCACCGAGTTGGCTGTTGGCGGAGGGCGCCCCGGTATGGGCAAGACCGCCACCGTCACCAGCTACGCGCTTGGTGCCGCCGGCCTAGGACACGGCGTGCTGATGTTCAGCCTGGAGATGTCGGCCGACCAGCTCACCCGCCGCATTCTCGCTGATATGTGCCACTCGCCCGCCAACAGCGTTCTGTACGAGCGGATCCGCGACGGCAATGTGCGCGGGCCCGAGTTGGACCGCGTGCTGGCAGCTAAGAAGCGCCTGGACGCCTTGCCATTCGAGATCAACGATCGCGGCGGGCTGACGCTCGCCATGCTCAACCGGCGGGTACGCCGTCACAAGCGCCGCCTCGCTGCCCAGGGCCGCAAGCTAGACTTGGTGATCGTCGACTATCTGCAGCTGATGTCGCCGAGCCGCGCGGGCATGTCGCCGTACGAAAGCGCCACCGAGATCAGCAAGGGACTAAAGATGCTCGCAAAGCAGGAGCACCTCGCCGTGTTCGCGCTCGCGCAGCTGAGCCGCGATGTGGAGAAGCGGACCGATAAGCGCCCGATCCCGAGCGACCTTCGCGACAGCGGCCAGATCGAGCAGGACGCTGACGTGCTGCTCTTCCTCTACCGGGAGGAGGAGTACCTCCGGAGATCGAAGCCCACTGACGAGTACAGCCCCAAATATGGCGAGTGGCGCACGGACATGGATGCCGTGAAGGGCAAGATCGAATTCATCGTCCCGAAGCGCCGCAGCGGCCCCACAGGCGAGGCCGTCGGCTACTTCTTCGGGGAATACGCCGCAGTGCGCGGCAACGACTTCTACAGGCTTGGAGAGGGTCCCACACATGGCTGAGTTCCCCGCACTACCGCTCTGGACGGACGCCTATTTGGCGGACACCCGGCACCTCTCGACGCTCGAACACGGCGCCTACCTGTTGCTGCTGATGGAAGCGTGGCGGCGTCCGTCGTGTTCGCTGCCCGACAACGACGTCATGCTGGCCCGCCTCGCCGGCGTCAGCGATGAGCAGTGGGCAGGCATTCGCGACATCATCATGTCCTTCTGGAAACTCGACGGAAGGAGCAAAACTTGGACGCAGAAGAGGCTTCTGGAACAGCGTGATTTTTCACGTAAACGCAGCGAGTCTCAGCGGGGTAAAGCGGTAAAGCGCTGGAATAAAAAGGAAAAAGAGGATGCCACGGCAGTGCCCGAAGCATGCCCGGCGGATGCCTCCATATCCATATCCATAAGTTCCGTATCTAAAGATACGGGCGCTGAGGCGCCGCCAGATCCTGTGAAAGAGCTGTTCGACACCGGCGTCGCACTGCTGACCGGAACCGGCACGCCGCCGACCAAGGCCAGGTCGGTGATCGGCAAATGGCGGAAAGAGCAGGGAGACGCGCAGACGCTCGCTGCCATCGTCGCGGCGCGCGACCACGGCGTCAGCTCGCCTGTCGAGTGGATCACTGCCCGGTTCCGCAAGGTCGGTGACGAGGAGGACGAGGCCGCTGCGATCCGCCGTGCCACCATCGAACGCTACCGGCGAATGGGCATGGTCGACGTGCCCGCAAGACACTGAAACGAGAAGGAAAGACGAATGGCGAAGGGGCGCAAGCGCAAGCTGGGCAAGCGGACAAAGACCGGTCAGCTAAGCCGGGCAGGGCTGGCGACGGCGCGCATCGATCGCGGCAACGACCGGGCGCAGGCCATGCGCGCGCTGTACGGAGACAACTGCAGCGACGCGATAGGCCGAGCTTTCGAGCGCGGTTTGCTGGGCAGCGGGACCGAGGCGAAGTCGATGCTCGACACGGCGCGAGCCATCCACCGAGCCTATTGGGCCTGGTACGCCAACGGACCCGTCCGATGTGCGCTCGCGGATCGCAGCGGGGTGGCTGTGCAGAACGACGTCGAGCGAGAGCGGCGGCAGGAGGCATGGCTCAACGACATGCTCCGAATCGCCGGGCGGAGCGGCCATTCCAGCCGCGTGCTCTTCGATCAGCTCGTGGTGGACATAAATCCGGATTGCGGGCCTCCATGGCTAGACCGGCTGCTGGCTCGCCACGGTAGCGACGACGATTGGGGGCGGCTTTCCGCAGCATTGGTCGTGCTGGCCGAGTGCGCGGGCATTCGACACATGGAAGCCAAGTGCGCGTAAACTGATCAGTTTCATCTGATACGGGATGGGCAAGGAACTACCGTGGAAAACTATGGTTTAACTTGATTAACTATCATTTTGCCGCGATGTAAGTTGCTGCACTGCATCATGTTGAGCTAGTCACCGCTTGTCATTATCAAGTCCATTGTGGACCGGAGGAGACTTCACAGTGAGCGCAGAAGACGGCGTAGCCGGTCAGGAGATCATCAGGAACGTCGAGCTAGCCCTTGGCGATGGATCTACCGTCTCAGTGTACATCAGGGGGCGCAGCGAGCCTGTTTCCGTGGTTCGGGTGCACCGCACGCCGCTCACTGTGCGCCTGGAGGGTACCGGCAACGCGGTGCATGATGTGACCTACAGCGCTGTTGTAGGAGCAAAGTACTCTCCTCGGGCACTGCGGACTGTCGACGGCATGGCGTGAATAGCGAAGCTGCGACGAGGCTGCTATCGTTCTCAGAAGAGCAGTTGCAGAGCTCCGCATGAAAAGGCTCGAACGTTCAATAGCTTGCTTGCTATGCTCAACGCCCATACTCTGCTCTCGATGACGAAGCACCGACACCAGCTCGCCGCGCTTGATTCAGATTTTCTGAAGGTCTTAGCAGGCCGCACGAGGATTATGCTTCTCTGGGAGCTTTATGAAGGCGAGAAGTCAGTCGGCGATGTCGCCAAGGCGATCAACATACAAGACACGGCCGCTTCGCAACAGCTGAGCATCCTCAAGGCTGCAGGGCTCGTCTCGACGCGCCGCGAAGGGCAAAGAACTTTCTACTCGTTGGTGAATGAGGATGCACGACAGCTTCTTGCTGCCGTCCGAGAGATGACGATGAAGAGCGAGGCAGAGGCGGTAGAGTAGGGCGAGACACGGCCCCCCGCTTCAGTTCCAGGACGATTCCTCCGGGGACAGCGCATGTAGCCGATCTCGACGGGGGCTGCGGTGATCATCAGCGGCGCTCAGTACCTCAGTGGCGAGGGCAAGGGTCTCATGCATCAAGCCTGACAACTTGCGAACCCAATCTGCCAGCTTCGGATCCTCCACATCACGAGCCAAGGCTTCGAGCTGTGCTAGCCGGGCAGTGAGGTCCGTTAGGGTAGCAGTTCTATAGTCGGTCATGCGCTGCTTCCAGCCTGAATGATCCCACAAAGCTTCAAGTGACGCCTCAAATGAAAAAGGGCGACCCCGAAAGCGGAGCCGCCCTGTCTCAAGTCACGCAGATTGTGCCTTACGCGTACGTGACCTTGACGCTGCGACGGCGACGCACAGCTGCGCCAGCCATGCCGGCACCAGCGATCAGCATGCCCCAAGCTGCCGGCTCAGGAACGCCGCTCGGCGGCGAGGCGAGGGTGTAGCTGCCCGACACGGCCGCGCCAGCGCCGCCGGTCTGGGTGAAGCTGAAGGTAAGCGATGCCGCACCCGGATCAAAGCCGGCGAGCGCGCCCGTCGGGGTGAAGGTGCCCAGCGTGTACAGCGAGACAACGCTGCTGGTGCCAACGCTCGACAGGTCGATCTTGGAAATGGTGCCGACGAACGTGCCGAACGCACCGCTGAGGGTGACGGCCGAACCCCAGGTGGCAGTGACGCTGGAGAGGTTCAGCGGCGTGAAAAACGAGACGGGGCTCAGATCACCCGTGCCGTTGCTGGTCGTGATCGAGGCGCTGTTGGTGAAGGTGGTGCCAGCGCCGATGACCGGCGTCGAGCTGCCGACATTGAACACTGCGCCGGCGAGAGTGCCGACGATGGTGGCGGCCGAAGCGGCCGTGGGTGCTACAACCGCTGCCGCAGTGGCAGCGAGCAACGCGAAAACACGAGTGCGCATACATTCCCCTACTGGTTAACAACCGGTTAATGCCGGCAGAGGAGCAGTCTCCGTGGGTCCACGCCATGTCAATCGTAAATTATTGCGTTTGCGAGATGCCGTTGTCTCACTTTGGTTATCTAACTGCAAAACAGCGATATTTTTCTTTAGCGCATCTGCGAGAAGGTGCAGGCATTTCGGGGGCAAATATCTGCAATTGCAGCGATTTTTAGCGCGGGCGTAGTCAACTCATGTAGACAGTCTTCGGTTCCGACCCTATCTAAGTTTTGCCGTCCCCTCCCGTGCGCAATCGGGCCCTAAAATCGAAGTGATTCGTCATTCCGATTGGGGGCGGCAACTTCCACATCTCATGCAGCTAAGTGCTCGGGCTCCTGTCTGCAGCACGCTGGCGAGCGTGAGGCGACACTTGCCTAGCGAAAGATGCTCCCGTCAGCTTGACATTCCCTCCCACATAGCGCATGAAAAAGAGGTTGGCGGACTGCGCCTACAATCGGCTCGGCGGCTTAGGCTCCGAGCCGTTTCTCTTTCCGGTGCATTGTTGCGCCGACGCTCTTGCTGCACCAATCCTCAGGGTCTCGGCGGGCGAGATAGAGCTAGTCAGACAGAGTCATAGGTTCGTTCTCTGTCCGCTCGAACTGCATTGCCAACGCTGCTTGCATTAGCCCTTCTGCCGCTGGGTTGGAGATGGAGTAGAGCCGCCGCTGACCATCTCGTCTTTTGGAGACGAGGCCTGCCGAGCGAAGGAGCGCAAGCTGCTGCGAAACACCGGTTTCCGGCTTCTTGACGTTCTCGGCCAGGCGCCTGACCGAGGTCTCGCCGTCAAGCAACGCGACCAACAGAGTTAGGCGATGGTGGCCTGAGAGCAGCTTGAGAAGCACGGACGCTTCGTCCGCACGATTGTGTAGATTTTCAAGGGTCATGCGGGTGATCGCTCAAGCTTCAATGGGCCGCCCATGGAGCATATCATGAACAGAAGGCGCAAGGCTGTTCGAATAGCCTAAGTGGCTCGTGACGCGGGTGAAAACGTTCTTTCTTTGGATGGTACCTTCATGCCTAACCGTCCGCCTCAACTGCTGCCGCAGCCCGCACGCACCATCAGCAACTGGGATCGCCGAAAGAGCAGGCACGAGCGCGGCTACGGCCGGGAGCACGAGGCAATGCGCCGCATCGTGCTGAACGAGGAGCCGCTCTGCCGCGCCTGTCTGGGCAAGGAGCCGCCACAGTATGTGCCGAGCACGATCGCCGATCACATCCGACCGAAAGCAGAAGGCGGCACGGACGATCGCGACAACTATCAGGGGCTCTGCTCACCATGCAGCAAGGCGAAGACGGCGCGCGAGAGTGCCCGGGCGAGGAAGCGGTCAAGGTGATTACCGGTGTCGACCTGTCGACCTTGGACGACCTGGCCGCTGTCGCTGTTTGCGATCCCCTCCGAAGCACGGTGGAGTTTAAGGCGGCCGCCGCGGGATGCCTCGACCTCTGCTTCAACCCGACCTCGATGGGCTGGGCTTATCAGCGGTTCGCCCTGCGCCCGCTCGACAACGACGTGTTCACCTATGAGGCGCCGCCGCCGCTCTGACCACCGCAGGGTGGGGGGGTGTCAAAAGCTGTCACCCTGCCGCCGCCCGTACCGCACACGGGGCCTTTTTTCACGCGCCCGAATTAAACTTTCGGGCCGAATTAAATTTCGGAGGCCACGATGAAGCGCGGGCCGAAGGCTAAAGCGCCGGCAGAGAAAGCGGCCGCCGGGACCCTCCGGCCGTTCCGCGATGCCGGGAAAACCGAAGTTCTCGTGCCGGGCGATCCCCCGGCGATGCCGGATTATCTGACCGCTGGCGCTATCGACGTCTGGCAGGAAGAGCTCGGCCGCGTGATGGCGGCGGGCATCGCCGAAATCGATAGCTCCCTGTTCGCCCGCTACTGCTCGCTCGAGGCCTTGGTGCGCGAGGCATTCGCCGAGGCTGGCGAGCCGCCGCCGGCCGCGTACCTGACGGTACTGCGCCAATATGCGGAGCTGCTGGGCATCGCGGGTCGGAAAAGCCGGGTCGGCAAGGTGGGCGATGACCCGATCAAAAACCGGAACGTCTTCGCGCGAAACGGCGCGCGGGCGCGGAGCTAAGCCGGCGCTCACATTCGAGCCGACCGAGCACGACCGCAACTATAGCGAGATCGCGCTCGGCTATGCGCGCGCCGCGGCGGCCGACAAGCGGCAGCAATCGCATTGCAAATGGGTTCGACTGGCCGCCCAGCGGCACCTGGACGACCTGAAACGGTCGAAAACCAAGGCGTTCGAGTTCTATTTCGACCCCTGGCACGGCAACGATATCTGCGATGTCATCGAGAAATTGCCCCATATCGAGGGCAACTGGTGCACCTGCCCGTGCGCTGCCGACGACATTCACAGCGATCGATGCGGTAAAATCGACCTCGAGCCCGCGCAGATCTTCATCCTGAGCACGGTTTTCGGCTGGCGGCGGAAGGGAAGCGGGCTCCGCCGCTTCACCATGGTCTACGAGGAGGTCGCGCGGAAGAACGCGAAGTCGACCAAGACCGCCGGCGTCTCGCTCTATTGCCTCGCGTGCGAGAATGAGACTGGGCCGCAGGTGCTCACCGTCGCGACGACGTTCGACCAGGCGAAGAAGGTCTTCCACCCGGCCAAGCGCATGGTGGAGAAGACGCCGGACCTTCAGGAGGCGTTCTCTCTGATCGCCTGGGCCAAGTCGATCGAGTGCAAGGATAATGGCGGCTACATGCAGCCGCTTCACGCGAAATCGAAGAGCCAGGACGGCCACAACCCGCACCTGGTGACGCTCGACGAGTTCCACGCCCACAAGGATCGAGGGCTGTTCAACGTCATGCGGTCAGCATTCGGCGCCCGCAAGCAGCCGCTGATGTGGATCATCACGACTGCGGGATCGGACATCAACGGGCCCTGCTATGAGGAGCGGGCATTCGCTACCAAGGTGCTCGAAGGCACAATCGTTGCCGACCACTATTTCGTGATCATCTTCACCCTGGACCGCGCCGAGGATTATGGCGACGGCCGGAAGGTGGGCGACGACCCGTTCGACGAGACGAAGTGGTGCAAGGCGAACCCGCTGCTCGGCGCCGCGGTGCAGCTTTCCGAGCTCCGGCAGTACGCGATCGAGGCCAAGTCGAACCCGGCCGCCGAGGGCGAGTTCAAGACGAAGCGCCTCAACATCTGGATCGGCGCGCTATCCGCCTGGCTGAACGTCACCCAGTGGAACCTCTGCGGAGACGCTAGCCTGACGCTCGACGATTTCGCCGGGCTCGACTGCTACATCGGCGCCGACCTTTCGAATGTTGACGACTTGTCGGCGCTGGTGCTGGCGGCGGTCGACAAGGGCGGCCGGCTGCTCGTCAAACCGTGGTTCTACGTGCCCGAGGCGCGGCTGCAGAGCGTCGACACCTCGGTCAAGCAGATCACGGAGCTCTACAAGCGGTGGGTTGCCAGTGGGCACCTGACCGCCACGCCCGGCGACTTCATCGATCACAACACCATTGAGGCCCAGATCCGCGAACTGAAGGCGCAGCTCGCCGCGCGCAAGGTCACGTTCGACCAGTGGAACAGCGGCCTCGCCATGGCTGTCCGGCTCAATGAGGAGTTCGGGGAGCCGGACAATCCATTCGGCCTTCAGATGGCGAAGAATGCGCGCAACTACACCGATCCGGCCAGGGCGATCGAGGCGCGGGTGAAGTCCGGCCCCGCTCGTCTGCGGCATGACGGCAACCCGGTCCTGACGTGGATGGTGGGGAATGCCGTGGTGGATCGCCGGACCGACGGCAGCATCCTGCCGAAGAAGGAAACGGCGAACAGCGCCAACAAGATCGACGGGGTGGATGCCATGCTCAACGCTATCGCCCCGATGCTGCTCCCCTCCGAAGACGATGGCGTCGACGAGTGGATCAAGAGCCTCGCCGCATGAGCTTCTGGGGTAGCATCCTCTCTGCCCTCGGCTGGGAGCCCGGCGCGCAGGACGGTGATAACGTCCGAACGGGCACGATCACGACCGAGCGCGCCGGCGACCAGGAGAATGGCACGTCGTTCCTCGGGCTGTCGGCGACCTGGGCATGCGTCAACTTCTGGGCCGGCAACATCGCCGGCCTGCCGGTGACCGTCTATCGCAAGGGCCCCGGGGGCGTGGCCGTAGAGGCAACCGACCACCCGCTCTACTCGGTGCTTCACGACAGCCCGAACTACGACCAGTCAGCGTTCGACTTCTGGGAGTTCATGGTCGCGTCGATTGAGCTGCGCGGCAACGCCTATGCGGAGGTCGCGAAGCGCTTCGACGGCAAGATCGTGTCGCTCACGCCCATCCGCCCGGATCTCGTGCGGGTGACGCGGCTGCCGAGCGGCGATCTGCGCTACGCCTGGACCGATGACGGCACGGATCGCGTCGTGGGGCAGGAGGAGGTGCTCCATATCCGGGGCTTCGGTGGTGACCCGCTCGGCGGTCTCTCGCCGCTTGCCGTGTGCCGCCGCACCTTCGCGGCAGCCTCGGCCGCCGATCGCGCTGCCCGCGCCATGTTCGCCAATGGAGCGCGCCCGTCTGGCACGCTTTCGACCGACAAGCCGCTGAAGGGGGAGCAGCGCCGGGAGCTCGAGGATCTGCTGCGCGAGAAGTTCGTCGGCGCCGCGAACAGCGGTCGTCCCATGCTGCTCGACAATGGTCTGACCTGGCAGGCGCTGTCGCTCAGCCCCGAGGACGCGCAGATGCTGGAAAGCCGGCAGTTCAGCGTCGAGGATATCTGCCGCGTTTTCGAGGTGGATCCGCATCTCGTCGGCCACACGGCCGGCAACACGAAGCTCGGCAGCAGCATCGGCGATCAGACGCTGTCGCTGCTCAAATTCAAGATGCGGAAGCGGCTCAAGCGCATCGAGGGCGCGCTGGAGAAGCAGCTGCTCAGCGCCGCAGATCGCGCGAACGGGGTGTCGATCGAGTTCAATCTCGAAGGCTTCCTCCGCGCTGATTCCGAAGGACGGGCGCGCTTCTACGATCTGATGAAGCAATTCATGACCGTCAACGAGGTGCGCGCGCTGGAAGGGCTCGGCCCCGTTCCCGGCGGCGACGTCATCCTCGCGCAGATGCAGGACATCCCGCTCGCCGCGGCGATCGCCAACACGAAGGAGCCGGCACAGTGACCGAAGATCCCCGCCTCGCCGCGCATCGTGCCCAGATGCAGGTTGCCGGTACCCAGATCATGACCGCCGACGAGATCCTCGCCGGGCAGTCGCAGGCAGGCGTGCCCCGTCCGCGCTGCCTGAAGGAGCATGAGGACGACGGCTCGGTGCAAAGCCTGGTCGCGGGAGGTGTCCAGTGAACGAACTCGATTTTGAGCTCGACACCAAGTCGATCGGCGACGACGGCACTGTCGAGGGGCTGGCAATCGGCTATGGCAATGTCGACCATGGCGGCGACCAGGTCATGCCGGGCGCGATCACCGCGTCGCTGGCGGGCCGGAAGTCGCTGCCGATGCTCCTCTATCACGACCAGAAGCGCCCCGCCGGCGTGTGGAACAGCTGGCAGGAGACCTCTGAAGGCCTGCTCGTGAAGGGCAAGTTCGCCATGTCGTCTCCGACCGGCAAGGAAGCCTACGGGCTGACGAAGGACGGTGCGATCGGCGGCCTGTCGATGGGCTTCAAGACGCTGAAGCAGCGGATGGAGGCCAAGACGCGCCAGCTGATCGAGGTGGCGCTGCACGAAATCTCGCTGGTGACGATCCCGATGAACGATCGGGCGCGGGTCATCAGCGTCAAGGACATCGGAGATCTTCGCGACCGCTTGGCAGCCGGGGAACGGCTGACGGAACGTGAATGGGAGGGGCTGCTCAAGAAGAGCTTCGACCTCTCCAATGCAGAGGCTGAGCGCGCCGTGCGTCTCAACCTCAAAGGAGGCCAGGGGGAGCCTGGCGGCACGGCGAGCGACCAAGCGCGCAGCTTCTTCGAGGCTCTGCGCTCCTAACTCCACCGGGCTCAAGCGCCAGAAGGCGTCGCCCCTCCCAGACGGAACACATTCCATGCGTAAATTCATGATTTCGAGCAGCGCGCGGGCGCTGCTCGGTGCGATGACGCCTGCCGAACGTGCCCGCGGGCGCTACATGCGCGCGCCGGACGATCACGGCGGCAAGACGGTCGCCGAACTGGCCGCCGAGACCAAGCAGCTGTTCGAGAAGAAGCACGACGAGGTCAAGGAGATCGCCGAAAAGGCGCTCGCCGAGGCTGCGAAGGGCATCCCCATGGCCGAGAAGGCCAAGGAGGTCGCCGATCAGGCGCTCACCGGCATGAACGAGCTGAAGGGCCTGCTCGACACGCTCGAGCAGAAGGCCGCGCGCCGCGGCGGCGGTGACGAGCGCCAGCAGAGCATCGGCGAGCAGTATGTCGAGAGCGACGAGTACAAGTCGGCCTTCGCGAACGGTGCCCGACAGGGCCAGAATGTCGGTATCGAGGTCAAGGCGATCACCTCGCTGACCACCGACGCCAACGGCTCGGCCGGCGACATGGTCCGTCCGGACCGCGTGCAGTCGCCGATGCAGATGCTGCCGAACCGGCAGCTCACCATCCGCAACCTGATCGCGCCGGGCCAGACCGCGTCCAGCTCGATCGAATATGTCCAGGAAACCGGCTTCACCAACAACGCCGGCATGGTCGCGGAGGGCACGCTGAAGCCCGAATCGACCCTGAAGCTGGATCTGCGGAATGCTCCCGTGCGCAAGATCGCGCACTGGTTCCTGGCGTCGGCAGAAATCCTCTCCGATGCGCCGGGCCTGCGCTCCATGATCGACAATCGCCTCCGCTACGGCCTGGCGTTCGTCGAGGACGTGCAGCTGCTGAAGGGCGATGGCACCGGCCAGAACCTGCTCGGCATCAAGCCCCAGGCGTCCGACTATGCGGTACCCGCCGGCCTGACCGGCTTCGCGACGCCGTCGATGATCGACAAGCTGCGCATCGGCCAGCTTCAGGTCGCGCTGGCGCTGTACCCGGCCGATGGGCAGGTGCTGCACCCGATCGACTGGGCCATCATCGAGATGATGAAGGACGGCGAGGGTCGCTACCTCATCGGCAACCCGCAGGGCACGCTCGCCCCCACGCTGTGGGGCCTGCCGGTGGTGCCGTCGATGGCCCAGACCGTCGGCGAGTTCACCATCGGCGCGTGGAAAATGGGCGCGCAGCTGTTCGACCGCGAGCAGTCGGGCGTGATGGTCTCCACCGAGGACGGCGACAACTTCCGCAAGAACATGGTCACCATCCTCGCCGAGGAGCGCCTGGCGCTGACCACGTATCGCCCGGAAGCCTTTGTCGACGGCGCGTTCGCGAACGCCTGAACCACCTGACCGGGGCGGGCCATGCGCCTGCCCCGGCAACGGGAGCATCGTCCGATGTCCGACAAGAAGATCAAGTATGAGGTGCGGCGCTCTATGCAGTGCGGCGCCGAGAGCTTCGAGCGCGGCGATACGCGCGAGCTGACCGAGGCCGAGGCGCTGCCGCTGCTGAAGTCCGGTGCACTCTGCCTGCCCGGCGAAGAGCCCGCCGAGCGCGAGCTGGCCGTGCAGCACACCTTCGGCGCCGCGCCGCAGGAAAGTCCCGCCGACTACACCGTCGCCAGCCCGGATAACGCGGTTCAGTTGCCCAAGCGGCAGCAGGGCGCGAAGAAGGCGAACTGACCATGGCCGACAACATCACCACGCCCGTCGCGGACGGGAAGACGCTGGCCGCCAAGGACATCGGTGCTGCCGGCGTCCTCTACCCGTGGAACCTGGTTGCCGACAGCGCGGGCGCCGATCTCTTCGGCCTGGTCACCGCGACCCCGACGGCTTTTTCGGTGCTGGGCCGCCTCAAGACGATCGCCGACGGCGTTCTCGCGGCAACGCCTGCGGGCGAAAACTACATGGGCAAGATCGGTGGCGACGTGCTGCAGAGCGCGCCCGCCGCGCCGCCGGCGGTCAGCGCCTCCGCATATGCCGCCGGGCAGGTGATCGGCGCCAAGTTCACGCTGCCGAATGCCACGCGCGTGGCCGCCGGTGCAGGTCTGATCCAGGCAGCGAGCATTTTGTCGAAGACCGCGACCACGGCCGCCATCGACATCCTCATCTTCTCTGCCGACCCGACCGCGTCGACGCTAACCGACAAGGCGGCGCCCACCATCGCCGCCGCAGACCTCGATAAGGTGGTCGGCGTGATCCACCTCACCGATTGGACCGCCCTGGGCGCCGCGGCGCTGGCGCAGAACCTCGCCGTAGGACTGCCGTTCCGCCTTCCGGCCGGCACCACCCTCTATGCGGTGCTGATCGCCCGCGCGGCGATCACGCCGGGTTCCACGTCCGACCTGCTCCCGGCGGTCCGCATCATCCCAGGCTGATAGGAGGTTCGCGCCATGCTGACGCACCTGATCGTCCTCGGCTTGCTCTCTGCTCCTTCGGGGGCCGGTATCGGCCCAGTGATCGCCACGCCGGACCGCACGGCGAGCATGGCAATCATCCAGCCGACGGCGTCGCGCCCCAACAATATCCCGCTGGGCGCCGTCACCTGGTCGCAGCCCTATGATCCCGGCGACCATGCGCCCTATGCTATCAGCTTCAAGGACCTGCTCGACGAGGGCGAGACGATCGCCAGCATCGACGCGATCAAGGTTTCCTCCTCGGCGGCGCTGCTCGGGATCTCGGTCGACACGGCCGCCGCCTATGCCCCGATCATCGATATCGCCGGCGACAAGATCCAGCTTTGGTTCCTGGTCGACCAGTCGGCATGGGAATCGGCGGCGTTCGCCGCGGCAGGCGTGCAGGTCGCGATCACCGTACGCGTGGTGACCAGCAGCGCGCCAGCGAAGCGCTATGAGCGCACGGCCGTGCTGACGGTGCGTCAGCTGTGAACGTCGACAACGGCAGCCGCGTCCGGCTGGAGATCGCAGGCGTGTTTGAGGGCATCGCCGGCGTGCAGGGCAATCGAGCAACGTTCGTGCCCAACCGATCCTCGGCGCGCCCCGAGACCGTCAAGGGGGGGGCTGCTGGACGGCAAGCCGGTCCTGCTCACCACCACCAAGGAAGCAGATGGCCCCATGTACGTCGCGCGCTTTCAGGTGATCGAATGACCCTCGCCGAGATGCGCGCGATCGTCGGCCTCGACGACACCGCGACGGACGCGCAGGTCGTTGCCGCATATGCCGCGCTTGTCGACGATGGCCCGCCCGCAGACCTGCCGATCGTCGAGCCCGTCACCGTCGAGCAGGTGCGCCTGCACTGCAAGATCGAGGAGGACGAGGAAGACGACCTGATCGCGCAGAAGATCAGCGCGGCGCGCGAGTGGGTGGAAGATTATACCGACCGGATCGTCGCGCAGCGCACGCTGGTGCAGCACTTCCGCGCCTGGGGAACCTATCTCACCCTCTACAGCCGCCCAGTCGTGTCTCTCGTCTCGATCGCCTACGACGGAGCGGATGGCCCGGCGACGATCTCCGACGCCGCCTATTCGATCGGGCCCAGCCCCGTGCGCATCTATCCGCCCGCCGGCGGCTGGCCCGCACTTCGCCCAGGCGGGGGTGTCACCGTCGCCTACACGGCTGGCTATGATGCCGGCGAAGCGCCGCACGCCATGGTCGAGGCCATCATCGTGCTGGTCGGGGGCATGCTCGACGAGCGGGCTGGAGCATACGACAATGCGGTGCGCGCGGCTGAGCGCTTGCTCGTCCGGCTGACGCAGGTCGCGATCTGATGGCGGACGTGTTCGACCCGTCCAAGCTGAACCGCCGGGTGCGGATCGAGCGGCCGGTGGCGGACACCAGCTTGGACGGCGCGGGATCGGGCACCTGGGCACTGGTGAAGGAGGTATGGGCGGAGGTGCAGGACACTCTGCCCAGCCGCAGCGAGAAGCTGGCGGACGGCATCAACGTCACCGCGCGTCCGGCGCGCGTGCGGATCCGATACCGCGACGATGTCGCTTCCAACATGCGGCTGGTGCTGCTACGCAAGAAGGTCCCTGTCCGCACCATGCAAATCGTCTCCGGCCCCGCCGAGTTGGGCACGCGCGAAGGCCTGGAGATGATGGTCGAGGAATATCGCCCGGCCGGGAACCTGGCCTGATGGTGACGGTGAAGGGGCGCGAGGACGTGAAGCGCTTCCTCGCCACCCTGCCGAACGAGATCGAGACGAAGCTGCTCCGCGGCGCGGGTCGCGCGGCGGGCAAGGTCGTGAAGGACGACGCCGAATCGCGGGCCCTGTCGAAGGAGGTCCGCGAGGATCTCGTCCTGAAGACCTCGGCGCGCGACGGCCGCATCGTAGTGAAGGTCACCGTGAAACCCGGCTGGGGCTATTCGCTCGGCGTCTGGCAGGAATGGGGCACGGCGCCGCACTTCATCCGTGTGGCCGAGGATCAGCGCCAGGGCCGCAGCATCGGTCGGATCAACAAGCTGTCGAAGGAAGGCTCGCTGGTGATCGGCGGGCAGTTCGTCGGCGCGACGGTGTTCCATCCCGGCGCCCAGGCGCACCCGTTTCTGCGGCTGGCACTGGACCTGCGCGGCGGCGAGGCGATCGCGGCGGCGCAGGCGTACATCAACAGGCGGATCGCTGGCGGCAAGATCGTCGGCACGGCCGAGCCCGAGGACGACGCATGAGCGAGGGCATCGAGGGTGCGGACATCGTCGGCGCGCTGCTGCGCGCGGATGCCGCCATCACCGCAAAGGTGCCGGAGGACCGGATCAAGATTGCCGCGCTGCCGGAGGGCGAGGTGCTGCCGCATATCCTGATCGGCACCACGACCACGCTCGAGCGCAAGACGCTGATCCGCGAGGCGGTCGTCCGGACGGTCGAACGGGTGTCGGTGCGCGTGCGGGCGGAAAACCTGCGCGACCAGCGCCTGCTGCGCCGCCTGGTCGTGCGCTGCTGCGCGGGGCGGACGGGCGACATCGGCGGCGGGTCTTCCGTGTCGATCACCACCGACGGCGCGGGCCCCGAGGGCCGCGGCACCGACAACGCCTTCGAGCGCGTGCAGGACCTCCGCGTCAGCCACGACGCCACCGTCTGACCACCCAGGAGAACAGCCATGTCGAACAAGAAGGGCGTCGCGAAGCAGGACTTCAACGACGTCGGGACCGGGAAGCATTTCGAGGCCGGCAAGGCACCGAACTGCACCGCCGGTGAATATGAGAATTATCGCGCCGCTGGGCTGATCGAAGAGCCCGGCCAGGCCGACAACACCGATACCAAGGGCGGCAAGACCGCCGATTGATTCCGCCCGACCGGGCTGAATAGCCGGCGCCGCCGGCTCGCCACACCAGGAGAACCATCATGACCATGACTGCGGCGGGCTCGGCGCTCGCCATTTCCGCAAACGCGCCCGCCACCCAGGACGCCACCGGCTTTGCCGCGCTGACGTTGACCGAGATCGGCGGCGTGGAAAATCTTGGCCCCATCGGGCCGGTCTTCTCCAAGGTCGAGACTAACCCACTCAAGGGCCCGAAGGACAAGCTTAAGGGCAGCGTCGATTACGGTTCACTGAACCCTTCGATCTACTACGATCGGGCGGACGCAGGGCAGGTTCTACTGAAGATCTCGGCCAAAGATAAGACCAACAAGCTCTACAGCTTCCTGGCTACCCTGCCAAATGGCGAGAAGTGGTATTTCCAGGGCCGTGTGTTCGGCATGCCGATCGATATTGGCGGTGTGGACAGCCTAATCATGTCGAAGCCCACCATCGAAATCTGCACCGAGCCGGTCGAAGTCGCCGGCTCCTGATTTCACCCCGGGCGCCCGCGACGCCGTCTTCTCTCTGTCCCACCTGACCCGTTTTCGCGGGATGCGGGTCAGGTGGGGCACCAATCCCGCGAGAGGTTACCCCCATGTTCGATATCACCACCCAGGCGGTCGCCGACACTGCCGCCCTCCATCTTAAGAACGCCGCCGGCGAGCCGCTCTATGCGGATGCCGAGCGCACCAAGCCGGTGCAGATCATCCTGCACAGCCCGGGTAGCAAGGCATTCTCGGCTGTCGAGACCGCGCAGTCGGCGCGCGCCGTCAAGCGCCTGAAGGCCAACGACGGCGAGATCACCGCCACCACCGCCGAGGAGCGGCTGCAGCAGACCGCCGACGATCTGGCGATGCTCACCGTGCGCTTCGAGAATTTCGCGTATCCTCCCGCTGGCGACGCGCAGGGCGCCGAGCTGTTCAAGGCGGTCTACGCCGATCCCAAGCTCGGTTTCATCGCCAAGCAGGTCTCCAAGTTCCTTACCGACTGGAGCAACTTCACGGGAAAGTAACCCGCCAGCTGGTGCTCTACGTCCGGCACATGGCATGGCTCAACGCCGTGCCGCGGCCGGCGGAGGGCGCCAGCAGGGCGCGGACCAACGTCCCCGTGCCCACCCTCAGCCGCGCCGCACAGATGCGGGCGAACGGCATCCGCAACCCGCTGATGCCGCCGAACCCACTCCCGCACATCGTAGACCGGCTGCTCGAGCTCGGGCTCAACGAAGCGGCGGGCATGGGTATCGGCCCGGTCAGTTGGCTGACGATTGACGCTTGGCGGCGTCAAACCGGCGTGCACCTGCACCCGTGGGAGGTCCGACTGATCCGGCGGCTCTCGATCGAGTATGTCGCCGAGCAGCGGCGTGCGGAGAGCGAGAACTGCCCGCCGCCCTGGCGTTGGGAGGTCACCGAGGCCGAGAAGAAGGCCGAGATGGCTGGACTGGCGCTTATCTTCGGGTGAAGGTACGATGCGCGCATGGAAACGGCTTTCGCGCGCTCGTGGTGCTGCCTCTTGTCATGTGCGGCGGATGTGACGCCCACATCCCGAAAGCGAAGAAGATCGTTGCGCGCGACTTAGGCGCGCCTAAGATGATCGACTTCAGAAGCACAAAGTCGAGTGCAGATGGCAAGAAGGTATGTGGTGAGGTCACCGCAAGTGACCGCCCGCATGCTGGGTGGCGGCATTTCGTAGCTTATATCGACATCGAAAAGGCAGCCATCGCGGCTGACGACAGTCCCATGGGTTCGGATGCGGAATTGAACAATCCGCTTCTGCGCGGCGCCGCGTACGGGTTCATGCACGCCTGCGACTGAATCGCGCAGATTCACCCGATTGCCAATCGTAGCACCCCGCTTCGGCGGGGCTTTTTTCGTGGAGGTCGCCATGGAAGACGGCTCGCCCGCTCTTGAGGTCGGCTTCGCAATCGACATGGGCAATGCGTTCGACGACCTTGCGCATCTGCAGCAGGCGATGAACAGCACCGAGGCGAAGATCGTCGCCGACGCGAAGAGTGTCGAGAAGGCGACTGGCTCGATGGTCAACCTCGGCGCAGCGACCGCGCAGTTCTCGGCTTTCGGCACCGCCGCAACACGCGAGCTGCGGAGCGCAGCACAGGAATCCCGGAGCGCCGAAAAAGCGGGCGAATCGCTGGCTCGTCAGCTGGAGCGCCAGGCGGAGACCTATGGCAAGACTGCATCGGAGATCCGCAGTATGCGCGCCGAGCAGCGCGCGCTTAATGCGGAGCAGCAGGGCCTTACCGAACTCGCCGGTCGCATCCGCGCTTTGAACGCTGAGCTGGTGCGGCTCGAGGCTGCTGGTGGTCGCAGCGCCGGAGCCGTGCGCGGCAATGGCTCTGCGATGGCCGCGCTCGCACCGCAAGCGCAGGACGCATTTACACAGATCTCGATGGGCACGAACGCTCTGAACGTTTTAGCCATCCAGGGTGGCCAAGCTGCCGGGCAGATGATCTACCTTGGGGGCGCGGCGGAGAAGTTCGGGCGCTTCATGCTAGGGCCTTGGGGCCTCGCTCTCACTGGCGGCCTGCTTGTGCTGGGCGCGCTCACCAAGGGCATGTTCGACAACCACGATGCCGCCGAAAAGGCTGCCGAGGCGATGAAGAAGTTTCAGGAGCGCCAGTCCGATATCGGCAACTTCATCGATGATACGACCGGCCGCCTCAAGGAGCAGAACAAGACGCTGGTTCTGAACGCGATCTTGACCAGGCAGGCGCAGATTGCCGCCAACGAGAAGGATATCGCGGAGAGCCGTAAGAAGGCCTTTGCCCGTGCCGGTCAGGCCGTGCTGCGCAGTTCACAGGCCGCATCGGGCTCGACCACGTCCGGCGTCAGCTTCACCGACGATGTCGACGTTCAGCGCGTCATCAAGGCGGCCGGCAACGATACGGCAAAGCTCGCCGAGGGGCTGGCGACGCTGGCAAAGGCACGTCCTTCGCTGGCGAAGGTTGCCATCGACGTCAGCGGAATTGGTGGGCAGGCGATCCTTGCGCAGCGCGAGAACGAGAAGCTGTCGAAGGAGCTGCGCGGCCTCGGTGGCGACACCAAAGCTTTCGCGAATGCCTCCGTAGATGCGGTCAAGCGGCAGGCCGCGCTCGCCGCCGCGACCACGCCCCTGGAGAAGGCGCGAGCTCAGCTGGCGATCGTGGAGGCGGAGGGCACCTCGGCGGTGAAGGCGGGCGGCGCTGCCGTTGACCAGTACCGCCAGAAGCTCGTCAGCGCGACGCTGGCGGTGAAGGCCGCCGAGGACGCGCAGAAGAAGCAGACAGCAGCTTCCCGCGCCGCGGCCGCCGCCGGCCGTCGCGAGGAGACGCAGGCGGAACGTCTCGGCCGAGAGGCAGACGCGACCAATGCGCAGACCAAAAACCTCTACGCTCTCGCCGATGCCTATGGGCAGTCCGGCGGTGCGGCGCTGGTGGCAGAGGCGCGGGTCAAGGCAGAATCCCAGGCGATCAAGGAGCACGGCGACGTCGCCGCGTTCGTAGCCCGGCAGGCGAACCTCGTAATCGCCCAGCGGGTCGCAGACGCGGTGAAGTCCACCGCCACGCTGCGGGCTCAGGCCGATGTACAGGCGCAGGTAAATGCGGCCGTCGCCGCTGGCACCGTACCGGCATCGGAAGCGGCGCGGCTGGTGCGTGACCAGATCGCTGACCTCCCGCTGCTTCAGGCGGCCGAGGCAGCGCAGCAGCAGGGTCTTGCCACTGAAGCAAAGCGTGCGACTGCGGCCTTGGCCGATCAGCGCGCAGAGCGTCAGCGTCTCACCGCTGAGGAGGATCGCGCCAGGATCGCCAGCGGGCTGCAGACTGGGTCGGATCGACTTGCTGAGCTGCGCGAAGAACTGAGGCTGATCGGCGCAACCGATGAGGCGCGCGCGAGAGAGATGGCCGAGTTCCGGGGACGGCAGGAGGTTTCGACCATGAAGGGAATCGACCCTGCTCAGGCGGCCGCATATGTGAAGCTGCAAGGCGATGTAGCTGCTCAGATCGAGCGCAACCGCGCAGCGCAGGACGACTACAACGCATTGCTGACGTTCGCAGCTGACAAGTGGGACTTGATCGCACGAAACGTGCAGCGCGCCGGGCAGGGCATGGCTGATGCGTTCGGCAGCGCCGGCCGGGCCGTCGGCGATCTCGCGACGATATATGCCGGGTTCAACGCCGATCGTACGCGGCTGGAAGAGCAGCACAAAGCGCAAATCACGAAGGCGGACAAGGACCAGGGCAAGATCGCACGCGAGAATGCTCGCTACGCGCTCCAGAGCTCCACGCTCCAGATCGGCGCCTATGGTGACATGGCCCGGGCTGCCAAGGGCTTCTTCGGCGAGAACACGGCTGGCTATCAGGCCCTCGCCACGGCGGAAAAGGCGTTCCGCGCCGTCGAGTTCGCGCTGTCGGTTCGCGCCATGGCGCAGGACGCAGCAGAGACCGTCGGATCGATCGCTCGCAGCGGCGCGCGCGCGGCGGCGCATGGCGTGGAGGCGGTGGCGAAGGCCATCGCATCGCTGCCCTTCCCGCTCAACCTTGCCGCCGGCGCTGCGACGGCCGCTGCCATCGCCTCGCTGGGCATCGCCATCGGCGGCTCGTTCGGTGGCGGCGGCGCACGCCCGGAACCATCCAACACCGGCACGGGTACCGTGCTCGGTGACACCACCGCCAAGAGCGATAGTGTGAAGCGTGCGATCGACCAGCTCAAGCAGGTTGACACCCTCACCAACGTCTACTCGCGGCAGATGCTGGAATCGCTGCGCTCGATTGACAGCCAGATCGGCGGCGTGGCGGCGGTGATCGTCCGCGGCGGCGACATCAACGCCAGCGCGGGCGTGGCCACCGGCTTCAACAACTCGACCGGCAAGGCTGCCGGCGGCGTTGCGGGCGCCGCGTTGGGCGGCGCGCTCCTCGGCCCCCTCGGCGCGCTTGCGGGCGGCGTGATCGGCAAGCTGCTCGGCGGCCTGTTCGGCACCCGCACGGACGTGACCGGCAGCGGCATCTATGGCGGCGCGCAGTCGCTGGAGAGCATCCTGGGCGGCGGTTTCAACGGCCAGGCCTATTCGGACATCACCAAGACGAAGAAGTTCCTCGGCGTCGTCTCCGGCCGCTCCTACTCCACGCAATACGGCGCGCTCGACCCCAGCCTGTCCAACCAGTTCACGCTGATCCTGCGCAGCTTCAACGATTCCATCAAGGCCGCCGCCGGCCCGCTCGGCGAATCCACTGAGGAAATCCAGAAGCGGCTGAACGGCTTCGTCGTGAATATCGGCAAGATCGACCTGAAGGGCCTCACCGGCGAGCAGATCCAGGAGAAGCTCAACGCCGTGTTCGGCGCCGCCGCCGACAACATGGCGACCGCCGCCTTCCCGCTGATCTCGCAGTTCCAACGCGTCGGCGAAGGTGCTTTCGAGACGCTGACCCGCGTTGCGACGACGGTGGAGCAGGTGACCACCTCGCTCGACCTGCTCGGCAGCAGCGCGCAGGCGATGGGCCTAGCGGCGAAGCTGGGGCTCGCCGATCAGTTCGACAGCGTCTCGGCGCTGAACGACGCCGTGAACTCCTACTTCGAGGCCTATTACAGCACGCAGGAGCAGGCTGCCGCCAAGACGGCGCAGCTGACGAAGGTGTTCGGTAGCCTGGGCCTGGCCGTGCCGCCGTCGCTCGCTGCATTCCGCCAGCTGGTGGAGGCGCAGGACCTCACCACGGCCGCCGGCCAGGCGACCTATGCGACCCTGCTGAAGCTGGCCCCGGCCTTTGCTGACCTCCAACAGTCGATGGCGGGCGCGAAGAGCGCGGCCGACGTGCTGAGCGAGCGGCAGGACCTGGAGCGCCAGCTGCTCGAGCTGCAGGGCAAGACGGACGAGATCCGCAAGCTCGACCTCGCCAAGCTCGACGCCAGCAACCGCGCGCTCCAGCTGCAGATCTACGCCATCCAGGACGCACAGGAGGCCGCCAAGGCCGCCGACGAGCTGCGCCAAGCGTGGAGCGCGGTGGGCGACAGCATCACGGACGAGATCAAGCGCATCCGCGGGCTGAGCGACGCCACCGGCTCCAACACCTTCGCAAGCCTGCTCGGCCAGTTCAATGCCGCCACCGCGGCGGCGCGCGGCGGCGATCAGGAGGCGGCGAAGTCGTTGCCCCAGCTGTCGCAGGCGCTGCTCTCGGCGGCGGCCGATGCGGCGACCAGCCGGCAGGAGCTCGACCGGGTGCAAGCCCAGACCGCCGCCAGCCTGCAGCAGACCTATGACGCGATCACCGCCTTCGGCGCGGCGGCATCGGCGCAGGCAGACACCGCCCGGCTGAACGCGGCGGCGACAGCCCAGGCGGCGGCCGGCGGCAGCGCCAACGACAATGCGGCGGCGATCTCGACCCTGCGGACGACGCTGGAGGCCCTGATCGAGAAGGTCGAGCTGCTGCGCACCGAGAACAATGCCGGCAACGCAGGCATCATCAGCCGCGGCGAGCGCGCGGCGCGCGTGCTGGAGAATGTGACGCAACAGAGCGGCGGAGACGCGATCTCGATCATCGCCAACGAGCCGCTGCCGACGGTGGCAGCATGAAGGTCCTGATCCCGATCCCGGCGACCAACGCGACCTTCGTTTCCAGCTCTTTGGCGGAGGCCGACTATCCCGCCTGGTCCTCGGGCGCCACCTATGCCGCCGCGGCCAAGGTGATTTCGACGGCGACGCACCGGATCTACGAGAGCAACGCCGGCGCGAACACCAACAACGACCCGACGGTGCCCGGCAGCACGTTCTGGACCGATATCGGCCCGACCAACCGCTGGGCGATGCTCGACCAGGCGGTCGGCACCCAGTCGATCGGCAGGGGTTCGATCACCGTCACGCTCGCGCCCGGTCGCGCCAACTCGCTGGCGGTGCTGGACACGACGGCCGACACCGTGCGGGTGATCGTCACCGTCGACGGCACGACACTGTTCGACCAGACGCGCAGCACCAACGCCTCGGGCGGGGTGATCACCGACTGGTATGCCTATTTCACCGCCGAGACGGGGCGCGTGAACAGCCTCGTGATCGATGGCCTGCCGAGCTACGCGAACGCGCAGGTGCAGGTGATCCTCACCGGTGCCGATTCCTCCGGCCCGGTCGCGGTCGGCACGCTGCTGGTGGGCAAGGTCGTCGAGCTCGGCATCACCGAAGCCGGGCCGTCGGTGGGGATCACCGACTTCAGCCGGAAGGAGACGGATGCCTTCGGCGTCACCACCGTCGTCGAGCGCAGCTGGGCGAAGCGCATGACGCTGCGCTCGCTGATCGAGACGCGCGCTGTCGACGGCATCCAGCGGACGGTCGCCGGCCTCCGCGCCCGGCCGGCGCTGTGGATCGGCGAAGAGGGCTACGACAGCCTCACCGTCTACGGCTTCTTCAAGGACTTCAGCGTCGACCTGGCGCTCGAGCAGATCAGCTATTGCAGCCTCTCCATCGAGGGGCTGATCTAGGAGACCTCCATGGCTATTACGCCGCTCCCCGATCCGCCCTCGCGGGCGGACCCTTCGGGATTCTCGGACCGAGCCGACGAGTTCCTCGGCGCCCTGCCGCTGTTCGCCGAGCAGGTGAACGAAACGGCGACCGCGATGCAGGCCGCCGCCGTGACGGCGATCAACGCACCTGGCACCAGCGCGTCCAGCACCACCAGTCTCGCGATCGGTACAGGCTCGAAGACGCTGACGCTGGCGGAGACCGGCAAGGCATTCGCCATCGGGCAGTTCGTGATCATCGCGCGCACGGCTGCACCGACGACCTACCTGCACGGCCAGATCACCGCCTACAACAGCGGCACCGGCGTGATGACCGTCTCGGTGGGCAAGACCGGCGGCAGCGGCACCTATGCCGCCTGGACCATCTCGCTTTCGCTGCCGCAGATCGCGCTGGCACTCAGCGGCAATGACGAAGTGACCGGCCCCGTCCGATTCGCGGTGCAGGTGCGCGTCGGCGGCGACCTGCTGCTCGACGGCGCCAGCCCCTCTATCCAGTTCGGCACGAGCGGCCTGTGGACGTGGGCGCCGGCGACGAACGCGATGGCGATCGGCACCTCCGACAAGTCCGCGCACCGGATCTATATCGATCCGTCGGGCCAGGTGAATGTGCACGGTCAGCGCGGCTCGCAGGGCAACATCCAGGCAAGCGGGGCCCTGCGCGTGCTGGCGAGCTTCGTCGGCGGCTATGCGATCAGCACCTATGACGTGAACAATTACACGGCCGTCCAGTTCGTCCGCGACGTCGGCGGCGTCGCGCAGCAGACGGGCTCGATCACGGTCAGCGAGACGGGCGTCTCCTACAACACGAGCTCCGACTACCGCCTCAAGGAGAACCTCCAGCCGTTGGCGGGCGCGGTCGAGCGGGTGCTCGCCGTGCCGGCGCGGCGGTTCAGCTTCATCGGCTCCGCGGATCGTATCGTCGACGGCTTCCTGGCGCACGAAGTCGCCGAGGCGGTGCCGGAGGCGGTTCAGGGCCAGAAGGACGCGATGGTCGACATCGGCCGCGCCACGCCGCCCCCGCAGCCCGCCCCGATCGTCGACGTCCGGCAGGACAAGGCACCGGTAGGCTGGGCGTGGTCGGCAACGGGTGAGCAGGACGGGGAGCCCGTTGGCACCGCGACTCCGCCGGTCGCGCCCGCGCCTCTCGCCGGTATCCCGCAGACGCAATGCCCGCCGGGCTGGTCGTGGACGAAGACCGGTGAGGTCGAGGCCTATCAGTCGATCGACCAGGCGAAGCTGGTGCCGGTGCTCTGGGCAGCGGTGCAGGAACTCGCCGTCGAAGTCGCGGCGTTGAGGGCTCAGCTGGGGGCACCAGCATGAACATCACCATGAAAGGGGCTATGCCGATGACGCCGGTATTCGAGACGGTGCTGGCGAAATACGGCTGGATCCTGATTGGGATCACGTTCGGGTTCGCGGCAAAATATGCGCTTCTGCTGAAGCGAGGAGTGCAGGTGAAGGCGCGGCTCGTCTTCGCCGACCTGCTACTGCTGCCGATGGTGGCGCTGATCGCATACTGGCTCGCGACGCGCGCCGGGGTGGAGGCGGAGGCGGCCGCGCTGTTCTCCGCGTTCTCGACTGTCGGCGCCGATCGGCTGGTGAAGCTGCTCACCGATCGCTTCCTCGCCCGCGTCGACAGCGAAGCCGCGGCGATCGCGAACAACATCATCGGCACCGCACGGAACACCGCCCAAGCGGAGCTCTCGGCCCTCGCCGTGGTCGAGGCCGCGCACGAAGGCCGCGCGCCTGCCGAATATGTGGCGCTGAAGCCGCACCCGCAGGCGCCCAGGCTGGACGGCTGACACTCTCCCTACCGGAGGCCAACATGACAGAGCTGAGAGACATTCAGCGGCACCTCGGTGTCGCGCCCGACGGCGTGCTCGGGCCCGCGACGCTCGCCGCGATCGGCACGGCGCTCGGGATCGGCAAGCCGCGCGCGCTGGCAGATCCGGCCGCGTTCTTCGCAGGCGTGCGCACCGTCACCGGCCAGCTCGAGCAGCCGCAGGTCGACACGATCAACGCGCTGCTTGCCACGGCCGCGGATTGGTCGGTGGCATGGCTGGCCTATGCCCTCGGCACGAGTTGGCACGAGGCGCGGCTGGTGCCGGTCGAAGAGATCGGCCGGGGCAAGGGCAAGCGCTACGGCGTCGCCGGCGCGCGGATGAAGCCGGTTCCCGGGGCGTCGAGCTATGGTGGCCAGATCCCGTATGGCCGCGGCCTCGTCCAGCTCACCTGGTGCGACAACTACGAGCTCGCCGATCGCGAACTCGAGCTGGGCGGGGCGCTGCTGAAGAACTTCGACTTGGCGCTCAGCACGGACGTCGCTGTCCGCATCCTCGTGCGCGGCATGGAGGAGGGATGGTTCACCGGTAAGGCGCTACGCGACTATCTGCCGGGGCCACTCGGCGCCGCCGACCAGTTCGCCGCCGCGCGCCGTATCATCAACGGGACCGACCGCGCTGACATGATCGCGGCCTATGCGCTGAAGTTCCAGGCGGCGCTGACCGCCGGGGGGTGGGCATGACCGACGATCCCAAGTTGATCGGGCCGCCGCCCGCTGAGGGCAATCGCTTCCGCGCCGCGGTCGGCATCGCCGCCCTATCGGCCGGGCTGCTGGGGCTGATCCTGCTGTTCTTCGTCGAGATCCCGCCGCGCAACGAGAACGCAGTGCTGCTGGCCCTGGGCATCGTGCTCGGCTGGGGCGGCTCGGTCGTGCAGTCGGAATATGGCGCCAGCACCACCGGCCGCAAGGCGGCCGACCTTGCGCTGCGGAAGGCAGGTGAACGATGATCGCCTGGCTGATCCCCATCGTCGGCGAGCGCTATGCCAAGCGCGTCGCCATCGGCCTCGGCGTGCTCGCTGCCGTCATCATGCTCGCGGCCGGGCTCTGGCTCTGGCTGCACTTCCACGACCGCCGCGTCGTCGCCAACGATCGCGCGGCTGCAGCGGCCGAGGTGGGGCAGCGGCAGGTGCGCGCCGAGCGCGCCGCCGGCGCCGCCCAGGCGTCCCGAGACACCGAGATCCGCAACGACCTAGCTCAACAGGAGGAACGTGCCCATGAAGCGCGCCGCAATCGCAGCTCTGCTCTCGATGATCTGCACAACGGGCTGTAG